TGTAAAGTCTGCTAGAGATGATGTGTCAGCGTCAACTGTGATAGTTGTTTTGAATTCATTAGATCTTTGCGGTCTTTGAATTGCTGTAATCTCTTTATGTGCAATTGTACTATTGTATGTACCAACACTAGATCCAGAGAGAGTAACGAAGTCACCCACCTGAAATTTTGTATCTGTATGGTCAATAGTCAAAACTGCAGCTGCTGCTTTACTGATAGCAGATACTGGTGCGTGTGCGGGATGTCCGTAACGATAAAGGAATGAATCTCCCTTTGCTACATGAAATGATCCAACACCTGCTTGGTTTGCAGAGTTGCAAACAGCGATGTGCCCTGCTGCTTTCGCATCTGAACAAACAACGTAAAGCACACCAGTCTTCACTGTTTGAGCAGATGTTACAGCAGACGTTGCGTTAGCACTGCTTAGTTCACCATAATCCGTTACTAATTTAAGTGGTTGTGATGCACTCATTCTTCTGGTTCCTGTTCAGTTTCTTCTTGATCTTGATCAATTGAAGCGTCTATTTCTGTCTCTGTTTCTGCCTCTGGTGCTTCATCCTCTACTTCTTGTTCTTCGGGTCTACCTCCAAACAATACTGATGCAACGTCAGGGGTCAAAGCGTCAACTTTTTCAACTGATTTTGCAAATAATGCTTGCTTGATAGCATCAGATACCTCCGATGAAGGTGCCTCTGACCCTACAAGGTCAACAATTTCTTGCGGTTCCATAAAATAAAACTATATAAACACTTAGTGTTATTTATATCTTCGCCTTCTTGATATCTATACCAGGTGCTTCTGTACTGCCTTCTCCCTTAGAATTTGCAATGTCAGGTTCCTTTGGAGTCTTACCTAAATTTTTTGCTGCTTCTTTTTCAGTATCTAATCTACCCTGCACCATCATGTTCTGCGTCTCTAGAGGAACACCTATACCAGATGCGTTTTCTTCTTCCATCTCTTTTGCCATTTCCTCTATCTCATCATCTGTCTGACGTAATACCTTACGCTTTACATAGTCTCTTGAATAGTATGTGCCGATGTAAGGTTCGATAGCAACCATGATATTGAGACGCTCAGTCATCAACTCATGATCCTTGAGTTCTGCAAAATGATTGTCATACTTATAATCAAACTGTATATGCTCTGCCATCTTCTCAAAATCTTCGGGAGTGACAATGTTCTTCAGTATAAGTTGAGTTTTTAGAATGTCTATGAACAAACCACTAAATCTTTTACGCAATCTACCTACAAACTTACTAAACATAAGTTCGTCACGTAGTATCTCTGATGATCTACCTAGATTGAATCCATCATTAGCACCAATTCTTGACTCAGGTACATTGAGTGAACGGTATAATTTCTTCTGGAAGTATTCAATATCTGTAAGTTCACCTAAGTTCTGTCCACCAGGTAAAGTAGAGATCTCTGTCCCTCTACCACCCTCTCTACGTGGTAACCAGAAGTCCTCAAGCATGGACATGAACTTCTTATCATCCTTTACCTCACCTGTATTAGCATCGTAAACTAATTTGTTACGATATCTCATCATAACATCACGCAAGTATTGCTCTGCCTTGATCTTGGGCAAATTACCAACATCAATATAGAAAATTCTTCTCTCAGGAGCACGAGACATTCTGTATATGACAAGTGAATCTTCAATCATTCTCAACTGATTGAGACCTTTGATTGCTTTATGAAGATAAGAGAGAGTAAGTTTTTTATTTCTATCAATCAATCCAGAATGAACATGTGTGATAGAGTCTTTTGATATCTTTACACCTTTACCTGCTACAGAACCATACTTCTGTGCCATTCCTTGTGGGTAGTATGTGTAAAACTCAACTACCTTTGCGTCCTTAGTTACTGTACTATTACCTGCATATGGTAAAACAGGTACTCCCTTTTCCTTTCCATCTTTCTGCTGCACTCTCATCAACTTGAGTTTGAGTGAGTCGATATATCTTAGTTCTTGAATACCCTCATCAGGTTTCTGTACGTCAATTACTTTGTGGTAGTATATTCTGCCATCAACATACCAGTTTCTGAATATCTCGTGTGCCTTCTTATCAAAATTTAGTAAGTCTTTTACACCCTTGAACTCTTCTCTGATGACATTTTTCATCGAGTTACTTACATTCAAGTTATCCAGATTGACTTCGACTGGACTGTCATTACTATCAGATACAATTGCCTCGTTGACAACATGTTCTATTGCAGTGTCACACTCAGGATGAAGTGACATGTCACGATATCTTTTTATTACATCAAACTCTGTACGAAATACACCCTCAATATCTACATACTGCCCGTAAAATCCACTCGATAGAAAATAATCAGCTCCGTCCTCATTATTCTGAGGAACAGGACTGATTATACCTTTATTATCCTTGTTGGGTTCTTCTATAGAGAACCCAAAAAGTTTTGCCATAATTATATTTTACTGTGTTGACCTATTTATTATACTACAGAATCGGTTGAATTGCCATCATATGCTTCCCACCACTGTACTTGGAGGGTAACTTGGAATTCTTCGATAACGTCAGCAGTGTCATATGACAATTCTACTGCACTTACCTGACTTGGCCAACATCCATGCATTTGATATCTTCTTAGAACTGGAAGAGTTGCTGGATTGTTTTCTCCTCTGAGATTCAAATCAGTAGATGCACGACCTAATTGGTTTACTACCCAATCAGCAAAGTAATCAGATGGATTGATTGTACCAGATCCGTCAGATACCTTGACGATAAAGTTTGACCAACGCTCAAATGCTTCTCTGAGTTTGAAGTCACCATCGTTGATGATTGTGATTGTCCAAGGATCAAATCTTCTGTCACCTGCCACCTTGAGTTGTCTTCCTCTGAAAGGAACAACAACTTCAGCGACGTTTGATGCAGGTAACTGTGCACCCTTGATCATCATTCTGTGTCTTGTATTTTCAATTTCTTCATCGAAAATACCTACACCTGAAGGGAAGTCCATCTCAACCTCGAAGAGGTTAGGACGAGCACCACCCTGTACCAATCTAGACTTGAAAGAGTCAATAGACCTTTCATTATTTGGTATTGAAAAAATGTTTCTGTCTAATGCCATTGTTGAGGTCTCCTATTACACAGTTCCTACGACTTCACTGAAGGAAACTCCAGTTCTAGTAGCAACGAATGTTAGTCCGATAAAGTTGATTGATCTTGCTGGTTTGATGAATATATCAGCAAGGAACTCATTGCGGTCTATTACATCAGGTGTGTTGTTTGTATCATCACAAACGAGTAAGAAGTCTTGAATACCTCTCTTCGCTTGTACATCACGTAGGAATGGTTCAACGATGTTTACAAAGTTTTGTCTAGTTCCAGCATCATTGAGTTCAAAGAGCACTGATTTAGCAGCGTTCTCGATTGCTTTTTCAAGAGTGATAAACAATCTCCTAACGTTGATTCTATCGAATGCACTTTCAACTGACATTGCAGTCTTGTCACCGAATAGAATTACACCGTCGCCTGGTCTTGAGATAACTGGGTTGACTCTTTGTGAGTACAACTGATCTCTTGCATCCTGACCAGGATTGAATGCCAACTTCACTGTAAAGTTGAGTCCACCTCTTACTAAACCTGCAGGTGAGAACCATGGGAATTGATCCCTATCTGTTCTTACACATAAACCTGCAATGTCTGCTGATAGTGGCATGTAGATGAATTTCTTATTGAACCTATCATAAACGTACTGATAACCAGTATCGAATATTGCATATGATGATGCAGTGATAGGACCGAAGAATCCTAATACATTCTTGAGTTGATCTGCAGGGTCAGCAACATTGACTGTTGACGCTCTGTTTGGTGAGATGAATGTGATACAATCTTTTCTCAATTCACAGATTGAAATTAGTTTGTTTGCCTTTGCCTGTTCCTCTTCCTTAGTCTTGTGTGCACTACCTTGTAGTAAGAATCTGATGTCGCTATTTACGTCATCATTGAACTTATCATAAGCAGTCAAGACATCTCCTAGAGGAGGATCGTATAGACCAATGCCTGTGTAATCTCTTCCAGACTCGAAACTGTAACTTGCGTTTCCAATTGAAGAGAACTTATTGTTTCTTGCTTCCTGACCCCACTGTCCAGCTGCGTCTGTGACTGCTGTGAATCCAGATGAGTAACCAGATGCTGTGACCACTGTGCCATGATGTGCATCATCTGCAGCAGTTACATGTTGTCCTGACCAGATGTACTCTGACTGTTCTGCAAGAAAATTCTTATAGTATATTGGAGCACCACCTATACCTTGAGCATCAGATGCTTTGGATAGGTTTCCAAACTTCTCTATGATAGATCCAGGTTCATCAGTTACTTTTCCATCAACGTCTACAACAACAATGTTGAGTGCGTCGTTTCTACCGTTCCTTGATCTAGTAAAGTTACTATCTTTTGGTTTATTGAGTACAGCTCTCCATTTTACAGTGGTAAGATCTGATCCACCATCTGCAATACTTGTGAGAATATTCTGCTGATCATACCAATCAACCACTGTATGTGATGGAGTTCCACCTGCTGATGAAGCAACGTTTGTTCCTCCAGCATTAGTGAAGTATATCGCAGTTCCGTCTTTGTACTCGAACTGTGAGTTTGATTGATAGTCAACTAATGTTTCTGTACCACCTATGACTGTGCTTACAACCTTTACATCAACTGTACCTGCAGTTGCATCTTTACCTGCAACGATTCCTTTCAGAATACCTGATGCAGCAGCAGTTGTACCAACACCGACTGTAACTCCAGTAAGTGCCTGAGTAATACCTGCTCCAACAACAACGTCTCCAATAGCACCACCTGTAAATGTTGGTGTGATTCTTTGGTCAGCAAAGTTGTCTATTACACAAACCTTTACCCCGTTGTTGTAACTGCCTGGATATTTACCTGCAAAATACCAAGTTGTGTCGTCTGATGCGTTGTTGTTCCAATCATCGTAGTTCTCAACCTTGAGAGAACCACTGTAGATACCACCAAGAGCAGAAGTGCTTACACCCGCATTTGCGTTGTTTAGATCTCCACCTGCTGATCTTACTATATCTAATTTACCACCGTATGAAAGAAAATTCGCTGCTGAGTACCAGCATTCATAATGTCTATCAGTTGTTCCCACACCAGGTGTGCCGAAAACATCTATTAATTCTTTTTCGTTGTTTATTCGAGTAATTTCGTTGACAGGTCCTCTTTTAAAAGGAGCAGCTAAACCCGCAACGA